GTAACTGCCAGACTTACATCGTTAGAGACATCAAGAGAGTTATTCCAAGCAGACTTACTTAAAAAATCAGAACAGAAACCAACTGACCAAGAACAGTTTATGTTGATAGAAGATATATATAAAACTGTAGAGAAGTTAGAAAAAACACAAGAACAGAATATGACTAACAAAGTTAATATAGAATTTTTAAGAGAACAGTTAGAAAAAACTTTAATAGATGTTGAGAACTTAAAAGATAAGGTTAGAAAAAATGGTAATGGAGTACACTAATGATTGAAACTGTAGTTATTTTACTTATGTTTGTTGGAGCAGAAATTAAAGAGCATAGAATACAACCCTCTATGTCAGAATGTTTAAAAGGTAAACGTCTTGCTACTCGTACAGCATCTGCACAAACAGAGTTTAAATGTATTAAAAGTAAAGCAGAATTAGAAACTAATATTGATGGAAGTGTAAGTATTAAAAGTCTTTTATTAAAATGAGATGGTGGATTTATATATTACTAGGTGCATCTTTATGGTTAATGCTATCTTGGTTTGCAAGTTCAGTAGGATTAGCAGAAGATAACGATACAGCTTTCTCAACAAACATATTGCCTAATGCTGGAACAGCAACATCTAATTACAGTAATGCTCAATTAGATGGAGTAGCTTCATCAACAACTTCTCTTACTAACAACTCAACACACAACGGATTTACTGTTACTTGCGAAACACAAGTTTCAAATGCTTGTGGCCAAGCTAATTCATCTGTTGGAGAAATAGAAGCATCACACGACTTAACAATTACTGCAAATGGTTCATTAGTAGGAATAGATGGAACAAGTACACCTGATGGAGTTAGTCATACATCAACTCAACAAAAGCTTAATGGTGGAATAAACCTTACAAGTTCTATCGCAGTACAAAATTGTGAATGGAGTGGTTCAGCTTATAAATGTGGTTCTTCTGCTGGTGCAGTTGATAGTTATACCATAACAATGAAAGTATTAGATGCAGACGAAAATGTATTAGCTTCATCTACACAAATTAGAACAACAGATTCAGGATATAATAACAATGAGAGAGTATGGAATGATGACTTACATTATAACGGAGTCCATGCTAATAAATATGAGTGGTCTTGGACAGGAGTAGATGGTTCAGGCAGTACGACATCAGCATTAAGAGGTACAAACTTATTAGGTGCTGAAATGGCTTTAGACTTTCCAACAGACGATTACGAACCATTAAGCACAGCAGAAATTAAAAGTATTAATGAATCTTTGGGTACTACTAACCTTACTGAATCTGAAATATGGAATGTTGTATCAGGACTTGAAGAAAGCATTAGTGAAAAACTTAATTTAGAAACTAATGGTGCAATAGTTAGTGTAGAGTTAAACGAAGAAACAATGTCAGTTACTGTTTATACTGCTAAAGAAGCCACAGTTAAAGAAGTGGCTAAAGTACAAGCTGTTGTTCAAACTATGAGTAAAACCAAAGCTGTTGAAACTATGAAAAAAGAAGTCATAGAAGAAGTGGTTAAAGAGTCAAGACAAGAAGAACCTAAAGAAACAATTAAAGAAGAAACAACTGTTGTTGCCAGTAAGTCAAAACAAGAAACAAAGAAAGAAGTTAAGCAAGAAACTAAAACTATTGCTAAAAAAGAAACAACAACTAAAGAGAATGTTAAACCTGAGTTAAAGGTGATAATGGCTAAAGTAGATGCTAAAATTAAGAACCCCTCAAAGAATTTAGAGTTAAAAAACTTGATTAAAATGGATAGAATGACGGAAAGCGATATATCACTTATTGCTTATAACAACACAGAATTTTACATACCAAAAGATATATATTTGAATCAGATAGAAATATTTGATAACAGAGCAATTTATAAGAATATTGATTTAGTTAAATATACTGCTAATGATATAATGGATATTAAGATTCAAAAATTAAACGAAATAAAGTATAAAAAGAATATATTACGTTTAGAAATAATGGAGTTAAAAAATGGTTAATCAAATAAAGAAAAATCTTACAAATATTGTAGTTATCATTGGGCTTATATCATCAATAGGAGTTGGTTTTAGTAAGTTTGCAAAAATGGAATTGACTATGAATCAATTATCATCTGCTACTGCACCTGACACTTCAGGTATTAAAGATAATGAAAAAGAAATAGCAATATTACAAAAAGAAGTAGAAGTTTTAAAATTAGAAATATCAGAAATCAAGGAAGCTAATAGAAACCCATTACAATAGCTTTTATGAAGATAACATTAACTAAACCACAATACGAAGTTAGTTCGTGTAATGCTAGGTTTAGAGTTTTAATATCAGGTAGAAGATTTGGTAAAACATATCTTTGTATAACTGAGATGATGAAATACGCATCTAAGCCAAATCAGAAAATATGGTATGTAGCACCTACTTTCAAAATGGCTAAAGAGATAGCTTGGGCTAGTTTAAAGGATATGCTTAATTCATTTAATTGGATTGAGGATATTAACGAAACAACAATGTCTATTAGGATAAGAAAATCTAATAGTGTTATCTCATTAAAGGGTGCTGATAATTATGATGCACTTCGAGGTTCAGGATTAAACTTTTTGATATTAGATGAGTTTGCAGACATAGATAAAAAAGCTTGGTTCGAAGTATTAAGAGCATCTGTTTCTGATACACTTGGAGATGTTTTAATGTGTGGAACACCTAAAGGTTATGGTAATTGGAGTTATGAGATGTATCTTAAAGGTAAGCAAGACGATCAATGGGGAAGTTATCAATACACTACTGTTCAAGGTGGTATGGTTTCTAAAGAAGAAATAGAACAAGCTAAACAAGACATTGATATTAGAACATTTAGACAAGAGTTTGAGGGTACGTTTGAAAATTATGCTGGTAGTGTTTATTATAACTTCCACCCTGTTGATTCAGTAATAGATTGCAAAATAGATTGGGAAAGACCTTTACACATAGGATTAGATATGAATGTTGACCCAATGTCAGCTTGTGTAACACAAATTGTAAAAGATAAGATTTATGCAATAGATGAAATTGTAATTTATTCAAGTAATACTGATGAAATGTGCCAAGAGATAAGAGATAGATATGGTTCTAAAATTCAAATATTTATGTACCCTGACCCAGCTTGTAGGCAAAGAAAGACATCTGCTGGTGGTAGAACTGACTTATCCATATTACAAAATGCTGGTTTTAAAGTTAAAGTAAAACATAAACACCCAGCAATAAGAGATAGAGTTAATTCTGTTAATGCTAAATTAAAAGATTCTAAAGGTGTTAGACATATTTTTGTTTCAAAATCTTGCAAAACAATGATAAAAGGATTACAACGACAAATTTATAAAGAAAACACAAATATTCCTGATAAGGAACAAGGCTTTGACCATATGAATGACGCACTAGGTTATTTAATAGATTATATAAAACCCCTTACAAGTAATATTCAATTTTCAAAACCTACAAGATGGGCAATTAAATAATGAGTTACACAAGAGAACAAGCAATCGCAGTACACAAAGACTATCAGGAAACAGTAAATAATTGGGAGTATTACATTAGGTCTTATAATGGTGGTTACGATTATATGATGGGTCAATATCTTAATAGATATAATTTAGAATTAGATAATGAGTTTAACCAAAGAATAGCAAACACACCTTGCGACAATCATTGTAAAAATGTAATTCAAATTTATTCATCATTTTTATTTAGAGTAAAACCATCAAGAAACTTTGGTTCTTTAGCAGATGAACAAAGCTTAGAATTTTTTTTAAAAGATGCTGACTTAGAGGGTAACAGTTTAAGTAATGTAGTTAAATCAGCACAAAATTATGCTTCAATTTATGGTCATTGTTTTATGATTATAGATAAACCTAATATTCAAACAAACACTAGAGCAGAAGAATTACAACAAGACATTAGACCTTATGTATCTATTGTAACACCTGAAAATGTTTTAGATTGGAATTTTGAAAGAAAACCTAATGGTAAGTATGAACTAAACTACTTAAAAATAAAAGAAGAAGTAGATCGTGAAAAAGGAACATATATGAGAGTTTGGTATCCTGATAGAATTGATACTTTGTATATGCCTGATAGAGATGAACCACGAATAATAGATACTGTCGATAATCAGATTGGCAAAATACCAGCAGTTATTTTATACAATTCCAAATCGCACAAAAGAGGAATTGGTCAATCTGATCTTACAGATATAGCCGATCTTCAAAAATCTATTTACAATGAGTATTCAGAAATGGAACAATTAATCAGATTAACAAATCACCCATCATTAGTTAAGACTCCAAGTGTCAATGCAAGTGCTGGTGCTGGTGCAGTTATAGAAATGCCTGATGAATTAGAACCAAACTTAAAACCTTATTTACTACAACCATCAGGGTCTAGCTTAACTTCAATAATGGACTCAATCGAAAACAAAGTTAGTTCAATAAATAGAATTGCACATATCGGTGCAATAAGAACTACTAAATCAGGTATCTCTAGTGGTGTAGCATTACAAACAGAATTTGAATTGTTAAATGCTAGACTATCTGAAAAAGCTGATAATTTAGAAATAGCAGAAGAACAACTATTTAGATTATATAGTATGTTCCAAGATACAACATTTGATGGAGAGATTAATTACCCTGATTCATTTAACATTAGAGATTACGCAACTGATTTATTATTCTACCAACAAGCTAAAGCAATCAATGTTCAATCTCCTACATTAAACAAAGAGATAGACAAAGAAATAGCTAGAGCAGTAGTTGATGATGATGAGAAGTTAAATAATATCTTTGATGAAATAGATTCGAATAGTGAAGTAGGCAATTTCACACAAGACGAAGTAGAACAAGAAACTGTTGCTGAAGAAGAAATATAGATGAATGGCAGATATAGTAAAAGATTTAACACAGTATCGTATTAGAGGTATTGAAAAAGCCGAAATAGAATATTACAAGCAACTCACAGAAACATTAGATAGAATAGAATCACAAATAGTATCATTAGCTGATAGAGAACTTCCTAGACAAGCTGGTAAATTAATAGAACTGCAAAGTGCAGTAGCAATTAGACCTAAAATTAAAGCAATACTTGATAAAGAATATTTACCATTTGCAGACAAGGTTGTTAGAAAAGGATTTGGAGAACAAGCTAAAAGAGTAGAAAGACAATTTAAAACTATTGGACTTATACCACCTGAATTTCAAGAACTTACAAAAGGAGATTTAGCTTTAGTACAGAATCTCAAACAACAGTATTACACACAGTTTAAAGATGTATCTAATAACTTCACAAGAGTATTATCAGATAAGGTCTATCAGAATACATTAGTTGGAACTGAATTTACTGTACTAGAAAAAGAATTAAGAGAATCAATCAATGGAATTTATGCTACTTCTAATGACCCAGCAATAAATAGATTAGTAGATTATGTTAAGAACAATAGAGATAATCCAGCATTAGCATCAAGAGTAGATTCAGCAATTAAAATACTTCAAACTAAATACGCAAGTACAAGAGTTGGAGAAAACATGAAGCGATATGCTGGTCAAATATTAAACGATTCATTAAGAGATTTTGATGCTACTTTAAATCTAAATAAAGCTAAAGATGCTGAACTTACTTATGTTAAATATTATGGAGATGTAATCCCTACAACGAGATCATTATGTAGAAACATGATTAATGGAGTCTATGATAGAAGTGGAAAAGGTATTTATACTCTTGATGACATAACTAGAATATGGAATAGCAATTCATGGAGTGGTAAAAAAGGTGGAACTCCAATGGTAGTAAGAGGTGGTTATAATTGCAGACATCAATTCTCATATGTTAATCCTGATTGGTACGAGGAAGATGGAGATGAGTCAGAAATATTAAAAGAAGTAACACCAATAGTTAAAAAAGAAAAAGGTATTAATATATCAAGCTTTGCTAGACCTATTGCATTTAGTAATATTAGAGCAGTACCAATTAAAGAATCAAAAGCTAGAATAAATAAAACAATACAAGCTGGTTCTTCTGATGCAAGATGGAGAAGAAATGCAGATGGTAGTTTTATAAACAGATTTGGTGGTGGTGCTAAATTTGGAGATAAAATAGAAATAGTATCAAGTGTATCTGATAAAGAATTAACTGTTGTTTCTGTATTGTTAGATGAGTTAAATGATTTAGCAAAAAAATATAATGTTCCTCAATTAAGAGGATTAAGAATATCACCATCTAAAAGATATAATATGGCTATGGGAGATGGTGTTTTATATATTGATAGTAAAGGATTAAAAAGAAGTGTTGAGTTTATGGAAAAAAACGAAAAAGCAAATATTAGTACGTGGAAATATGGAGATAATATAAAAAATAAACCTGAAAAAACAGGACAATATTATAAAAATTATTTAGATAAAACTAGAAATACTATGTATCACGAATTTGGTCATAATATTCATCAAATGAAATATGTAACTGCTATATATAAAGATAAAATAGGAAGATTATATGGGGAAAAAGGATTTACACCTGAAATAGAAGAAAAAATCAAAAAAATATTAAGACAGGAAAGAAAAAAATTACCTATACAAGAATTTGTAACTTCTAATATATCTATTGGAAATAGTAACTATGGAAATAAAAACTATGCAGAATGGTTTGCTGAACAATTTTCTGTATATTCAATGGGCAAATTAGACAAAGTACACCCAGCATTTATTAAACTTATAAAGGAGATAGAAGATGAAGTGGGAAGATAAACTAATACAATTACTAGGAAAAGACTCTATAAATCAAAAAGAATATGATGAGTTTATTTCTATTGGAAATCAATTAAAATCAGAAAAAGATATTGATACATATAAACAATATGGTGAGGGTATTTATCTATTATTAGAACCTGAAGTTAAGATAGAAGATTTTTAAATTTGCAATTTTTAATTGATATGTTATTACCAAAACAGACAGAACGATTGATTAATTAATCAATTACAGTTATTTCAATAATGAAATATCGTACAACTTAAAGGAGTAAATATGTCAGAAGATAAAACACAAGAAACTTCAGCACCTGTTGAAGCTAAAGAAGAAACACAAGAAACACAACCAACTAAAACAGAACAAAAAGTATTCAATCAAGAACAATTAGATAATATTGTTCAGACTCGTATTATGGCAGAACGAAGAAAATATGAGAAAAAGATAGAAGAAGAAAATAAACAAAAAGTTGATCTTTTAAAAGCAAAAGAATTAGAAGAAGCTAAAACAAAGCAAGACTTGGAAAAGATAATGCAAGACAGAATCCAAGAGAAAGACAACGAAATAAGTAAATATAAACTTAATCTAAAAAAAGAAAAGATTGACAATTCTATCTTATCTGTTGCATCAAAGAATAGAGCAATCAACCCTCAACAAGTTGTTTCATTATTAGAAAAAGAAGTTAAATTAAATGATGATGGAAGAATAGAGGTACTTGATAATAATTCCAATGTACGATATAACCCTAAAGGAGAACTTTTAACAATAGAAGATAGAGTTAATGAGTTTTTAGATACGAACCCACACTTCCGTTTAGGTACAAATCAAGGTTCAGGAAGTAAAGCAAGTATCGGTGGTAATACTGTTAAACCTTTTAACTTACAGGAACTAGACCTTAATAAACCCGAAGATCGAAAAGCTTATGCGGAATATCGTAAGAAAAGAGATTCAGGTGCAATTAAGATTAACTTAAACAATAAATAATAAAGGAAACAAAAAATGTCAAACGAAACAACAAGTTCCACACTATCGGAACTATATACAGAGATAGTGGCAGAAGCATTGTTTGTAGCAAGTGAGAGATCAATTATGCGACCTCTTGTAAAGAATTATGCTATAAGTGGTGGTGGTAAATCAGTTGAAGTTCCTATTTACGCAAAAGTAAGTGCGTCGGCAGTAGCAGATGCAACAGATTTAGCTAACACAGCAATCAATCCATCTAGTGTAACAATCACAGCATCAGAAAATGGTGTTATGACTACACTTACAGATTTAGCAAGAAATTCAGCACCAAGAAATGTTGCTGGAGATATTGGTAAACTATTTGGAGAAGCGATTGCAAGAAAGATAGACCTAGACTTAACTGCTAAATTTGGTGGTTTTTCAAATACTGTTGGTGGTGCAACTACTGTTATGTCTGCGTCATTGATCTTCAATGCAGTAGCTAAATTAAGAGCAACAGGTGTTCCAAGTGATAATCTTGCTTGTATATTACACCCAAATGTAGCTTTTGATTTAAAAGCTGGTTTATCAAACACATTTGCTAACCCTAATGCTGGTGTTGGTAATGAAGCTTTGAGAACTGGTTTTGCTGGTCAAATCGCTGGTGTTAATATCTATGAAACGTCAAATATGACAGACTCATCTGGTAATAATCCTGGTACAACTGGTGATTACAAAGGTGCAGTATTTCATTCTGATTCTTTAGGTCTAGCAATGATGCAAGACTTGAAAATTGAAACTCAAAGAGATGCGAGTTTAAGAGCAGACGAAATCGTAGCAACTGCAGTATATGGAGTCGGAGAATTACAAGACTCTTATGGTTGTGAGGTTGAAGCAGACTCATCAATACAAGACGCATAGTTATAATTTTATCAGGGCAAGAAATTGCCCTGATAATTAACAGGAGAATTTATGAATATAAAATTAACAAACGGAAAAAAGACAATAGTAAGACTAAAAGTAGATTACGAAGCTAATCTTAATAATTTTAAAATGAGAGGATTTACACCTCTTAACGAAGAAGAAACACCAATTAAAAAAGCGACTACAAAAGATATTTCTGATAAAGTTGTTCAGTTAAAACCAAAAAAAAAGAAAGAAAAGAAAAAATGAAAAATTTAGAAAAATACATAAAGTTGGCAAAACAAAATCCTAAAGTAGCAACTGCAATAGTTGTTGGTTTAGTATTATTTATTTGGATTATTTAATATGGCAAACTATACAGGTGCTGACGTAATTACTCATGGTGATGTAACAAAGTATCAACCTGATGCTTTTGATTTTGGTATTGCAAATAACGCAACAGAAGCAACTAATTTCTTTGCACAAACTACTAACGATATTTTAAGACAATTAAGAATAGAGTGGTGGCCTGTATATAAAACAAATATTTTTACAGATATAACAGTTCTTAACACAGCAGAATTGGTCAATACAAAAGTTAATTTAGATCAGTTTGAACGTGCTGGAGTGTATTTGTTTTTAGGAAGATTCTTTTTACCAGCATTAACTAAATTTAGACCTGAAACAGAAAAAGATAGATTTGAAAGAATGGCAGAATATTATATGAGTCAATATAATTCTGAATGGAGAATGATACTAGAAGATGGTGTAGAGTATGATGAAACAGCAGATGGCACTATTAAAGCCAACGAAAGAGAATCTTTACATGGATATAGAAGATTAATTAGATAATGGCAATCTCCGTCAAGATTAAAGATAATTCTAAACAAGTAAGAAACAAGTTTAAAAAATTAGGTTCAGCATTACCAAGAATAATTGATAAAGCATTAAAACAAGCTGGGTTTCAATTATTAGATATTGTCAGAACTAAAACACAAAAAGGTCAAGATTTTAGAGATAGAAGATTTGCACCTTATAGTTCAAGCTATTTAAAACAATTAAATCGTGAGGGTAAAAAGACAGCAGTTGATTTATTCTATACTGGAAGAATGTTAGGTTCTTTAACACCTAATTCAACAGTTAAAAAGACAGGAAAACATAAAATAACATTAGGTTTTTCTAATGCAGAAATGCGTAAAAGAGCATTATTTAATCAAGTATTAAATGAACCTAAAAGAGAATTTTTTGGCTTTAATAAACGAACAGAAGATATTATAAGTAAGCAGTTTAACCGATTCGTTTCTAAAGAATTAAGGAAGATGAAAATATGAGTGTAAGAGAAAATATAGCTTCAAATTTACTAAGTGTGATAGGCAACATATCTAGCCCTATAACAATTAAAAAAGCTACAAGAGAACCATTTCCAATAGATGAATTATCTGAACAACAATACCCAGCAGTTATAGTACAAACATCAGAAGAAAATAGAGATGATGCTGAATTAGGAAGTGGTGCTAGAACAAGACATGGAACTATTGATTTTGTTATATCAGGATTTGTTAAAGGTTCAGATTCTAATATAGACACTAAAAGAAACCAATTAATTACAGCAATAGAAACTGCTGTTGAAATAGATATTACTAGAAGTAGTAATGCTTTAGATACACAAGTTGTTCAAGTTGAAACTGATGAAGGAAGTTTATTTCCTGTTGGTGGAATAAGAATGACTATAAGATGTATGTACGAATATCAATCAGGAACACCATAGGAGTGAACAATGGAAAGAATACTAAATAAGATACAAAAGAAAATAGACCAAATAGAAAAATTACACGACAAAGAGTCTTTATTATGTGAAGAAGTCAAAGACCTTATTGAAGAAATAAGAGAAGATAATGTAGAAGAATCAGTACAAGCTGATGATCTTGATGATGAAGAATTTGAAGAAGATATTGACGAGAACGAAGATAAATAGTAAAAGGACTTATGGCAAAAGATATTAAATTATATAAAGATGGGCATGAGGTTATTATTAACGAAACTCAACTTGAAAATTTTAAAACATTAGGTTATAAGCAAGAACAAGATAAACAAGAAAAACCAAAAAAGGATAATAAAAAATGGCAACACATTTCGGAAAAGAAGGAGTAGTAACTGCTGGTGGAACTGGTATCGGTGAACTAACAAGTTACACACTTGAAACAACTGCTGATGTTGTTGAAGATACTCAACTTTCAGATGCAACAAAATCGTTTGTAACTGGTAGAACATCATTTTCAGGAACTTTAGAAATGAGTTATGATGAAACTGATTCTCCACAACAAACATTAACTGCTGGAACTACTATAGCTTTTATATTAGCACCAGAGGGTAATGCTTCAGGAGATGAAACTTTTACAGGTTCAGGAATTGTTACAGGCATGAGTGTTAATGTTACTTTAGATGGAATAACTATGAGATCAGTTACTTTTCAAGGAACAGGAACATTATCAAGAGGAACTGCTTAATATTAATATATGTCAGTTATAGATAGAGTAAAAAGTCATTTTGAAACTCTGCAAACTATTACTATTGAAGTTCCTGAATGGAAAGACGAGCAAGGTAATCCATCTGTTTTTTATTCAGAACCTTTAACACTAGAAGAAAAAAACATTATATTTAAGAAGTCTAATAACTTCCAAGACTTAACTGTTCTTGTTGATTTATTAATGATGAAACTCCAAGTCAAGAATGACAAAGGAGAACTTATTAAAGCTTTTGAACCATTTGATAAAATCGCTCTAAGAAAAAAAGCAGATTCTAATATTATTGCTACTATTGCAAATCGTATTCTTGCAGATGCTAATTACGAGGAAGCCGAAAAAAAGTAGAAAGCGACCCTGACACAAGGTCGATAATGGTTGTAGCAGACAGACTCCACATCACAATTCAAGAAGTTTTAGAGATGCCAATAAGCCATTTTAATCTTTGGTTAGCTTACTTGAAAAAAGAGCAAGATCAGTATAAAACAAGAACATCACTAGCTGAAGCAAAAAGGTTTAAAACATAATGGCACAAAGACTCAATATAGACATAGTAGCACGAGATAAATCCACACAGGCACTTGGTAGATTGCAAGGTAGTCTTGCAAAAGTTAAAGCTTCTGTATTTAATCTTAAAAATGCCTTTATAGGTTTAGGTGCTGGTTTAGTTATTAGAGGTATTGTTAATGCTGGTATGCAGATTGAAGAACTTGGTGTTCAATTAGAAGCATTATTTGGAAGCGCTGAAAAAGGAAAAAAAGCTTTAGATACTGTAACAAAATTTGCAAAGACAACACCATTTGAACTATCTAATATTCAACAAGGTGTAACTGCTCTAGCAACTGTCGCTGAAAAAGCAGAATCACTTGGAATATCATTTGAAGAATTATTAAAGATTACAGGTAATACAGCAGTTCAATTAGGTGGAGATTTTGCAATAGCTTCACAACAAATACAAAGATCATTTAGTGCTGGTATAGGTTCAGCAGATTTATTTAGAGATAAAGCCGTTACTGCTATGGCTGGTTTTTCTGCTGGTGTTAAAACAAGTGTAGATGAATCAATTAAAGGATTAGCAAAAGCATTTGGAACAGGTGGTAAGTTTGGTGAATTAACAAATAAATTAGCACAAACTTTATCAGGAACTGTATCAAACTTAAAAGATACTTTTTTTACAATACAAACTGAAATAGCTTCAGGATTTTTTGCTGAACTTAAAAAAGAATTAGGCAATCTTAAAAGATTTACAGAAGAAAATGATAGAGCAATAAGAGATATGGGTAGAAACATAGGAGAGGGTTTATCTGTCGCAATTATAGCTGTTGCAGATTCAATTAAGTTTTTAGCAGATAACTTTAAAATATTAATTGAACTATTCAAAGTATTTATTGCTATGAAAGTAATTCAGTTTTTTCATGGTTTAGCAATAGCAATCGGAGTAGCAAATACTGCTATGCTAGGTTTTAACGCATCACTTAAAAAGAACTTAATTATAGGTAGTGCAGTTTTAGTAATAAGTCAATTAGGAAGAATAATTGATATGTTTAAAAAATTTACAGGTGCAACACAAGAAGCAAAAAAGGAAATGCAATCATTTAACGATCTAATTGATGGTGCAGATAATAATGAGGGTTTTGTAGATGCATTGGAAGAAGCATTTGTAATCGTACACGACTTTGAACACGAACTATCACACAGAATACCAACTGCAACAGAAAAAGCTATACAGAAATTTAGAGAAATGAATGATGGTGTATTAGAAGATATTAAAAAGAAAAAAGAAAATATTAGAATGATTATTGCAGAGGGTATTAATAGTGGTATTACAAAAATGTCAGAAGCATTATCAAGATCATTAGTATTGGGAGAAAAATTATCAGACACTTTTAGAAACATGGCATTAAATGTTTTAGGTAAAATTATATCAGCTTTAATAGAACAGATAGCAAGACAAGCTATTTCTATTGCTATGGAAAATACTCAAATAGGACAGTTGATGACAAAATTAGGAATTGAAAAATTGATTACAGCAGAAAAAAACGCACAACAATCTGCTAGTTCTAATGGTAGTAATGATATGGGAAGTTCATTAATAAGAATGTTTGCTGGTGGATTTGCAAGTGGTGGTGCAGTTTCAAAAGGACAACCGATAATGGTTGGAGAAAATGGTGCTGAAATGTTTGTACCAAATCAAACAGGACAAATTACTCAATCAGCTAGAGGTGGTGGTGGTGGTTCAACTACTGTTAATTTTAATATTAACACAGTAGATGCTAGAGGATTTGATGAACTACTAACTCAAAGCAGAGGAACAATAACTCAATTAATTAATCAAGCTGTAAATGAGAGAGGTGCGAAAAGTATTATATAATGTCAGGTGCTTTCCCTATATCAACTGCTAAATTTGGAACTTTAGGAATAAAGTCAATTCAAAATACCATTATATCTAAATCAATATCAGGTAAAAGATTAGTCAGACAAATAGATAATCAAAGATTTGCTTTTTCAGTTCAAATTATTACTGCAAAAAGATCAGACGTTTATGGAGATTTAATGGCTTTTATAATGAAACAAAGAAGTCAAAAAGAAACTTTTACTATTATCCCACCTGAAATAGAAGATGCTAGAGGTAATGAATCAGGTACAGTTTTAGTTAATGGTGTTCACGCAGTAGGAGATACAACGATTGCTCTTGACGGATTTGCTGGAGATGGTGCTGGTAGATTTAAAGCTGGAGATTTTTTAAAGTTTGCTTCACACAGTAAAGTTTATATGGTTGTAGCAGATGCAACAAGTTCAAGTAATGCTTCAACAGTTACAATAGAACCACCTTTACTTATTGCTTTAGCAAATGATTCGGTAGTTACTTACGACAATGTTCCTTTTACTGTTTCTTTAACTTCTGATATACAAGAATTTGGTGTTAATGGTGCAGATAAAGATGGTAATTTTTATTATGAATATCAGTTTGATGTTGAAGAAGCTTTATAATGCAATACTTAATAAAGCATTGGGCAACAGTTGATGTTATAGCTGAAGAATTAGTTGATGAAAAAGATATTAATATTGTTAGTAATAATTTAGGAAAATATGAAGAACCATCAGATAAAGCAATTATTAAAGTTTTAAATATTAAAGTAAATAGGAGAACATACGAAGATGACAAGAAGTCTAACGACAGCATTAAAGACCGAACTAGCAACAAATGATATTAGACCATTTCATCTTCTTACACTTGGTTTTGGTACTGCTGTTAATATTACAGATTGTTCTTTTCCTTTAACTTCATCAATATCAGGTGGTTCAGTTACCTATTTAGCAAGTGATTTTATATTAGGTTTTGGTAGTTTTAACGAACAAGCAGACGTAACTAAATCAAGTTTAATAATATCTTTATCAGGTGCAGACCAAACATTTATATCAACTTGTTTAAATGAAAATGTAGTTAATGATGCTGTGACTATTTTTAGAGGTTTATTAGCAGATGACAATTCTATTATTGCAGTCCCTTTTCTTTTATATGCTGGAAACATAGAGAGTTTTAGTGTGAATGAATCTGAAAAAGCAAGTGTTGTTAATTTGAACATTGTTAGTCATTGGGCAGACTTTGATAAAAAGAATGGTCGTAAAACAAATAATACATCACAACAAAGATTTTTTAGTTCAGATGTTGGAATGAATTTTAGTTCTGAAACAGTACAAGATGTTAAATGGGGTAGAGAATAATGGGTTTTTTTAGTTCGGCAGTAAGTTTTGTAACTAAGAAAATATTAAATCTTAATCCTATTACTGCTTTAGTTATTACTCTTGCAATATCTTGGTTAATGCGACCTAAAGTTCCTGAACAACCTGACTTTGGAACTAATGATTTTGATAATTTTGAAAAAGGTATTTTATTAAACAAACAATCTAATGACGCAAATATTCCTGTAATTTATGGAACTAGAATGATTGGTGGAACTAGAGTCTTTATGGAAACATCAGGAACAGATAACACCTATTTGTATATGGCAATCGTTTTAAGTGAGGGAGAGATAAATGATATTACAGAAATAAGAGTTGATGACAAAGTAATAACTTGGTCAGGTGATTTAGCAGATAATACTCAAAGAACAGTTGCTAGTAATGATGCTAATTTTTATAAAGACTCGACAAGTTTAATTACAGTTGAACCTCATTATGGAACTGATGGTCAATCTGCTTCAAATTTATTATCTACTTTATCTTCTTGGGGTAGTTCTCATAAACTATCAGGTCTTACATATTTAGCTTTAAGGTTTAAATGGAACGCAGACGCATTTACAGGAGTTCCAAAAGTTCAATCAATAGTACAAGGTAAAAAAGTAGTAGCTTATAATTCTAGTTCAGTTGCACAAACTTCGGCACATTCTGATAATCCAGCTTGGTGTTTATTAGATTATTTAACAAACGAAAGATATGGAAAAGGAATAGCCATAGCTAATATTGATATTCCAAGTTTTTATACTGCATCAGGAATTTGTGATACAGATGTTACTCCTTATGGCTCTGCAAGTGCTATTGATGTTATGGATTGCAACGCAATTATAGATACATCAAGCCCAGTTATAGATAATGTTAGAGAATTTTTAAAAGGTTGTAGAGGTTATTTGCCTTATGTTGGTGGTAAATATAAATTAATTGTAGAAACAACAGGTTCATCATCAATTACAATTACAGAAGATGATATTATTGGTGGATATACATTATCTAGCCCAACAAAAAATTCAAAATATAATAGAGTTATATGTTCATTTGTTAATCCTGCTAGAAATTATCAAGTTGACGAAGTACAATTTCCTGAAATAAATGACAGCAGTTATTCAACAGCAGATAAACACGCAACTATGAAAGCAGTTGATGGTGGATTTTTATTAGAGGGAAGATTTGATTTAAAGACAATAACAAGTCCATATCAATCTTTAGAGTTAGCAGAAGTTATATTAAGAAGATCAAGAGAAGCATTAGGTCTAACAATCAATGTTAGCTTTAGTGCTTATGATATAGCCATAGGAGATATTTTAGGAGTAACACATTCTTCATTAGGATTTAGTAATAAACAATTTAGAGTATTAGGAATTAATTTTAATCCTGATTTTACATTAGGTTTAGATTTAATGGAACATCAAGACTCACATTATACTTGGGCTAGTAAAACACAAGTTGCATCAACACCATCTACTAATTTACCAAATCCATTTATTATCCAACCACCAGCAACTGTTACTTTAGGTGATGAATTAATTGAATATAATGATGGCACAGTAATCGTTGCATTAAATGTAACAATAGGTGCTTCACCTGATAGCTTTGTTGACTATTATCAAGTGGAATATAAATTAAGTACAGATTCAGATTTTATTATTTATGCACAAGGTTCAGGATTAAATCATAGAGTCTTAAATGTAATTGACCAAAAAATTTACAATGTAAGAGTTAAAGCTGTAAATGGTTTTGGAGTATCATCAACATATGTAACAGCAACAAGAACAATATTAGGTGATATTGAACCACCACAAGATGTAACTGATTTTTCTTGTAATATTTTAGGACAAGAAGCACATTTAGGTTGGACACAAGTACCTGATTTAGATTTAGCTTTTTACCAAATTAGATATGCAA